GAGCGGCTTCAGGGCTGATACCAAGCGCCTCATTGCTCGGCCGCGAAGAGAGCGTGAGTCCATCGCCAATTGCATAGACGCTGAAATTCTCCACGAGGGTCGCGACCATGGTGTTAGACGTAAGCATGTCAGTCGTGACAGATGCCGCGACAGCACGTTCGTAACTAATTTCTGCGCCCGGTGCCCCGTACCAAGGCCCGAAGCCCGCCGTGAACTGGTTATAACGAATGGGCGAGCGCGCCCATGTCAGCGACGGCTTGCCATCGGTGCCGTCCATAAACCCCATTTGTGCCGACGATACGCCGCTGATCGGCGCAAGCTCTGTGCCGATGCTCGGCAACGGGGACAGTGCGGTTCCCGGCGAAACCAAGCGCGCTACCCTTGCGACCGTGGTGGCTTTCGCCCTTCCCCTTTTAGGTTTGTTGCGCATCGTATTAGCCTCGGGCTCGCGGCGCGTGTCGGGTCGTGCCGTGATTGCTGTCATTGAACGCCTTCATGCTGACTTCGATCTCTTTGAGTCGAGCGGCCTTCGGATCGTTCACGAACGTTTCGACATTTGCACCGATGCCGTCGCCGATGTTAATCGGGCCAAGGCGCGACATAGCTTCGGTAAAAGGGTTGGCGGCCGGTGCTCGTGAGAGAATGCTGCGCGCGGTCTCGGCGTCGAGCGCGGTGCGAAGCGCCAGCTCTTGCGCCATGGCCGGGTTGCGTTTGCCTTCGGCTGACTCCAGAATGGCGTGAATGCGCAGGCGTTCGTTCAGCACAGCCGCGTTCGTATCGCCGCTGACTGCGGCGAGATTGGTGGTCTTAGTCATATCGGTGTATCCTTTAGGCGTTGTGAGCAGCGTTCAGTTTGGCCGCCCAATGTTTGACATCTGGCCCCGGTGGCGGCGGTGTTAGCGCTTGCTTTGGGACCGCTTGCGCGATTGCCATCGCGTATACGAGACAGTCGAGTGGTTCGTTTTGCCGGTAGGTTCTGTGATATTCGTATTGTGGAGCGCCGCGCACCACCTTGGTACGAAGTTGCTCACTGGCGAGTCCTTCGAAGTATTCTTCGCCAAGATGATCGGGCAACCGAATGAAGCCGGGGCCGACGAACTGCATCGCGAGATGCTTTTGAACCGTGTGCTTTACGCCATCGACGCCGACGAGTAGAAGCTTGAACGTGCCTTTCAGCCGCCCGCCCCACTTTAGCGCGGGTTGATCGAAGCCTGACCGGCCCTTCACTGCGGCGCAGCGTCGGCCTTTATGCCGCTGCGACGTGACGAATTTGACGACCTGATCCGTGCTGAATCCCGAGTCTACCGCCGATGTCTGCACCGCAACGGTTTTGCCGCTCGCGAGCGGAAAGACGGTGCCGAGCGCCGCGTCTAGGTCATGCCAAATCGCATCGGCGCTTGTGTCCCCCATCAATTTCAGATGGTTCAAGGCCGTGTACGTCGCGTCTGCATGGTGCGCTAAGAAGGTGCATTCGAGGCGATTGCCCTGAACGTCAACGCCTGCTGTGACGAACTGAATGTTCGCGGCGTACGGTGCGGCGATTGGTTCGGCGCGCTGTTGCAGCTCAGACGAATTCAGCTCTACCTCAGTGCCCGCGTCGAACACTTCCGCCAGACAGGTGTTATAGAACGCCTGCTTTTGGAGTGGGGTCTTTGCGGCCTCAGCCTGCCTTGCGACAGACGCCATGTCCGAGAATTTCGAAGCTAGTTCGTTCAGGTGATACGAACGCACGCCCGTCTCACCCTTCGCCGTCGCTACCCATTCCCCATTCTCGATTAACTCGCGCCGTTTCTCCTCATTGATCTCGACGCCGCACCCATCGCAAGACATGAACGCCGTTTCGGGCTCGCCGTCTTTCCAGTGCAGATTTTTAAACAAGAGCGGTCCGGCGTGACCGCAATCTTTTTCGGTACATGCGACCATGAACTTCCGCTGATCGCCGCGCAGATACCATTCGTTGATGCGCGACACGGTGCGTGTCGTCGGCGTGCTGACAATAACAACCTTGCGGCCTTTGCCTTCGAACGTCTTGGTTCGCTTCAACGCGAGTTGAATGGGGCACCCTTCAATGCCCGCCGACTGCGCGAAGCGGTCAACCTCGTCGAGAAACAGATATTTGATTGCCCGTGCCGCCAACTCGTCGGGTTTGTGCGAGCTAGCGAAGTTCAATTGTCCGCCCGGAAAGGATTTCGACGCGAGACTGTTAGCCCCGCCAGTGCTTCCCTTCCTAGTGTTCTGTCCGGTCCCGATTAGTTTGCGCAATGTCGGCGACGAACCGACAAGCGGGTCGAAGCGGTCGCGCACAAACTCTTCGCTGCGCGCGCCTGTCGGGCTGACATGCAGCATGGGGCCGGGAGCGCAAGCGATGCTGTGCATTAGCTGCGCGTCAACGCTGAGCGACTTGCCGACTTGCGACGAGAGCATGAAGACGATGATCTCAGCGTCATCGGCCGCGACGGAGTCGACAAGCTCAACTTGATAAGACGCTAGGCGCAACGGCCCAGGTATCGCGTTCGCCGAACTCGGCAGGATGATTTCAGACTCCGCGAACGCACTTGGTGCAATCGCAGGCGGCGGGCAGAATGCCCTCAGCCACGAGAGCGCCAGTTGTGCGTCGTATGTCATGACAGTGCGTCGGCCTCCATTGCAGCGAAGAAAGTGGTTTCATCGGAGAGCGCGCCGAGCACGTCACGGACTTCCGCGTCCACAAGGCGCGCGATCTCGCGAACGTCTGTCCTCCCCGCTACCTTCTCAGCAACGCGATTGCCGAGCGTGAGCAGTGCGGTTCGCGCGGTCGTGATGATATGCACGCCCGTCGCTGTGACCGCGTTGCGCGCGATCAGCTCGCCTTCGAGCTTTTGATTCTCGATCTCAAGCTTGCGGGCCTTCAGCTCTTCATGGCGGGTGCGAGCGTCCATCATTGCGCCCCCACTCCCGTTGCCCCGCGTTGCGGCATGCGCCGCGATGCGTGAAGGCTCTGCGATGGCGTTGACGGCAGCGATGGCATCGGCCAGCACGTACCCGCCTCGTCCGGATTTCAATCCTGCGCGTTCAAGCGCGCGGCTAACTGTCTTCGGATCGACGCCGCAGCGTTCGGCGATCAGTGATATTTTGCCGCGTTCGGCCATCGTCTTAACCCCTGCTCGGCTATTGATTTTGCGGTGTTTTTTGCGAAAGTTGCGCGGCAGTGGACCGATGGGGGTTAAATTCGGATTTCCAGAAGGACCCAAAACGCAGTGAATCGTCCGCGTGACCGTATGTCGTGCGCGTTGGCACCTACTCGCGCGCCCGCCGTGCTGCGCGTGCCATACATCCGGGCACAAGCGCGGCACCGTGGACGTGCGGCGTGCGGTACTGACCGCGCGTTGGTGAATGGGCGCGTGCCGCTCAAGCTACAGGGATGATCCCGCCATCAAGCCGAGAGCGAACGGCACGCTATCCGTCGCCAAGCTTGTCTAGGCTAGCGACGGTGTTGAATTGGTTCGAAGCGTGAAGAGCGCAACGCCAGCGCTGATCTAAACCACCAGCGTTGCGCTCTATCGCCTCGCGCCGTGCGTCTTGACCCGCACAGCGCACTTCATCCTCGCTGCACCCACGAGGCCATCATAGACGGCGAGGATTGGAGTTAGTCGCCGGTATCCGGCGTGTTCGGTGACAGGCCCTCACTATGGAACGCCTTTTCTATCTCGACGGGCAGACGCGTGGCGAGTTGCTTGTCGGCCTCTTTCAGCCATGCCATTCGCGCCGCTGCACCGTCTTGGCCCATCGCAGTCGCGGGATGTTCGGCGTAAATGCCTTTGATCGGCAATCGCTCTTTGCCCTTGCGGTACGCGACGAACTTTCCGCCGCTTGCAGTCGTCACGAGGAACGCCTTGCTAACGTCCAGACGGGATGATCCGCCGCCGCTCAGTCGGTGCGTAGCAGCGGTAAGGCCACCCTGGCGCGATATCGAAGCGCCTGCCGTGTCGAGAATACCGATACGCATCTTCAGGACGGTCCACGTCGCACTCAAGCTGCCCGCTTTAGTCGTCACAACTTTCGGCGTGGCCGCTCTGATCTTTCCCTTCGAGACGCCGATATCTTTCGCAATGGCATCTACGGCGACCTTCCGGGCCGCGCGTGCTGACTGATCGATTGCACGGCGCAAAGCGTTCCTGAAGCCGCGCTCACTTAATTCCTGTGCCCATTCGCGCAGCTTCGAAGTGTCGAGCGTGACGTTCACTAAAGACATTGTGCTACCTCGTGCGGAACGCGTCCGCGATTTCCAATTGACCGCGCGCCGCTGTGTCGCGAGCGTTCTGCATGATCGCTTCACCGCTCAGCGCGAGGCGCGTGGCTGGGCTAAGCGAAGGCTTGGCGAGGATTGGCTGCAAGAGCTGCGCGGCGGTGAGAAGTGTGATCTGCCATGGGT